ATGCGCTCTTGGACGGTCACCGACGTGATCCTCAGGGAGATCCGCGAGCTGGGCGAGGCCATCGTGTGCCTGGACCAGCATCCCAGCCTGATCTCCAAGCCGGCTCTGGGCAACACGTACAACCGGCTCTTCCGGGCAATCCATCCGGGCGAGAACATTGGACTAGTACAGTTGAAGATGGAAGAGGAGAGACATGGCTCGGTCAGCCAGTCCGGGGTGTTTCATGGGCACAATGATGTTCCCCCCCAGGCTGCCTTCAGTGAATCGCACCTCGATACGCTAGGCTTCTGCGTCTGGTTGGCCTTGGCCAAGCGTGAATCTGCGGAGCAGACGGTCCTGCTCATCGATGATATCTTCTCGTCGGTTGATCGCCCAGCGTCAGAAGGCATTCCTCAGGGCTACCACTTCCCAGCGGGGCACTGGCTCTGCACAATTGCACGGAATCGGCCGAAGCAGCAGCCGGGGTGAAGGGCGCAGGCGAAGGCGTCGTTGCGGGAGTGCTCGCAGGATGAGCTCTGAGGGTCGAGGACCCTTGTCAGTTGGGCGGGGCGTTGAGTTCAAACTCGACCACCACGCGGGACGAGACGGCCGCCGTGACCCAGCCGATGTCCACGCGGCGGATGAGAAAGTTCTGCGCCGCCCCGTCGAGGATGTTCTGGAGGGCCGCCGTGAGGTTTCCCCCGCTGATCTGTCCGGGAACCCCCGCCGTCAGCACCACCGAACCGACGGAGGTCGAGTCCCCCGGTCCCGTGCCGCCGGGGCTGGCCCAGGCGGCGCCGGTGTGGGGATTGTATTCGTTCCAGCTTGCCAGCCATTCCCAGTCGATCGGCCGCAGGCAGTGGAACACCTCCACGGTGCAGTCGGTGTCGGCGGTGACCTCCAGGTAGCTGCCGGACAGCGCGGTGGCGTTGACCAGGCCGAGTGGGGGAGATTCGACGCCGCGGAAAACGGCATAGCCGACGTTCCGCAGCTCATCGGTCCCGTTGTTGGCCACCACCTCGGCGGTCCAGGGCGTGTCGGGCGCGATGGTGAACAGGCCGCTGCACCAATAGATGGGCAGGTCCCATCGGCCTCGACGCACCCACTCCAACGCCTGCCGCAGCTCGTTGAAGTGCACGGCCCGAATGGCCGTGGCGGCCGGCTGAAGGTTGGGATCCGTCCAGTGGTTTGTACCGTTCAGCTTCTGCACCAGGCCCACTTCGTCGGGTCCCGGCGGCGTCAAGCCGGAGACCAGTCTTTTGCCTTCATCCCCATCGCTGACCGGCCACAGCCACTCCATACTCGTGGGCGTGGGCGGTTGGCCGCCTTTCGCGCCGGGCGTGGGGTACAGCACGCTCCCGGTGATCGCGCCGCGCAGGTGGTCGAAGGGCGGCCACAGGGCCGAGTCCAGGGTGCTGTCCCGCACCGGGGCCTGGGAAAAAAGGTGCGAACTGAAATCCCACGCCGACCAGTACGTCAGGAGGCGCCGACGGTTGATCGCCGCCGCCAGTTCCTCGGCGTCGCAGAGGCGGACGTGATGCTGCCCGGCGCTCAGGCGGCCGTTGGCGTTGCCGTTGGACCATGCGGGGTTATAGGCCATGACATCAATCCAGGTACTTGGCGTAGGCGGGATGGTCGAAGACGTAGCGGGTGGTCGGCGGGTTGCCCGTGTCGGGGATGGCCATGGCCAGGACGATGGTGCCGGTGTTCACCGCCGCCCCCGGACCCAAGGACAGTTCCGCCAGATTGTGGGCTGTGACTTGCTGGGCGCCGCTCTTATCGGCGAAGCTGCCGGCGCCGGTGCACACCTGCTCCAGGACGCCGTAGGCCGACCCGCCCAGCGAGCTGACGACCTTGGCGGCAAACATGGTGGTGGTCGGACTTGACTCCTGGATTCCGTTGGCCAGCCTGACCACAGCCCAGACAGTCCCCGTGCCGCTCTGACGCCACAGGATCGTGGACGATCCTATGCGGCTGGTTTTCAGGCAGGTAGCGTCGCCGTTCTTCACGTCGGCAAGCTGGAGCGTCGCATCATCCACCTGCACGCGGACGATGCAGACGCCCGATGCAACCGCCTGACCGATTGCGCCAGCCGCTAGTGGCTCCAGCAGTATGACGAACCGACCCGTGTGCGAGGATGCGCTTGGCGTGACGCCGCTGAGGGCCGGGCAGTTCTTGAAGGCGTCCAGACCGGCCGCAGGGTCAAAGACCGCTCCGGCTACGCCCAGCACGTCGAAGCGGCCGCGGTCGCCGCCTGAGCCGTTGCGAACCAGGACGATCCCGCTGAGCCTTGCGCCGGGCCTGGCGCTCTGGGCCTGGTCCTGCTGGCGGGCCAGGTAGTCGCGAGCCGCATCGATGAACGTGTTGTACGTTGCGGCCGGGATGACCAACGGATCGCCCGACTTGACCTTCTCAATGCTCACCAAATGCACTCCTACGGCGGCGGGATGCTGATGCCGAGCAGGCCGAAGTTGCCCTCCTCGTAGACCTTCTCCACGCAGACGGCCGCGGGACGCTTGACGATCATTTTGGCCGAGGCGTCCTCAACGTCCTCGTAGCGGACCCACAGGTACTCCCAGCCCTTCTTGTCGATGCCGCTGATGTCTCCGATGGCGATGCCGGTGCGGTTGGGATTGGCCGCGAACCGCAAGGTCAGCTCGATGAACTCCGAGGCGGTGGACTCATCGCCGCTGCCGCCCAGGAACAGCAGCTCCCCGGCCGGGAAGGTGTAGGTGGCCCCGTGAATCCGCACGTAGAAGCCGGTGCTGTTGACCTTGCCGGTCAGCGCCCGCATGTTGGCGACGTAGGTGGGGTTCCAATTCTCGATCGGCAGCTTGACTCGCAGCGTGAAGTTGAAGGCCGGCGTGACCACGTCCACGCCCTCGACGTTGTCTTGGGTCACGCCGACGGCGCCCTTGAAGTCGGGGGCCGTCTTGCCTGGCGGGGCGTAGCGGCCAACGGTCGTAATGGACTGCGTGACGTGCTGCGTCGCGCCGGTGGTGTCGAAGCTGAACGCGAACTCACCCACGGGCGTGGGGGCCTTGGGGCCGTAGTTGACGTAGCCCAGCCAGCGGCCGGGCGAAAGCCACTCCACGCGGCTGGTCTGCTTGTAGCCGTCGCCGACCTGCTCGGGGGCCTGGTCGTGCAGGGCCGCGGCGGCCTCGGATTCCTCGTCGGTCCCGGTGACCAGGAACTTCTTGACCCCCGTGTTGGCGGAGCTTTGCTCCTCGCTGACGGTGAATTCGCGGTCTTCGGGCTTTTCGACGACTGTGATCGGCATGGTCTGCCCCTACGTGAAAACCAGCCTGCCGCTTCGCGTGGCGGCGACCAGCTTGTCCGTGTTCTTGGCCACGGCCTCGGTGGCCTTGGCGGTCCGCTCCATCGGCCCGCCGCCTGCGCCCAGACCGGCCAGGGCTTCTGAACTGAACGTGCCGACCACGCTGATGCCGCTCACCCGGTCAGCCACATCGTCCAATGTCATGCTGGCGGTCTTGATGGCAGAGGCAGCTTGCTCGACGGCCGGTGCGCCGGCCTGGGGCTTCTCGCTAGCCGAGGGTGCCCCCGCGTCCTTGGTGAAGAACTCTGCCCTGGTCTTCTCCCAGTCGGAGGCGATCTGCTCACCGAGCTGCCGCATGTGCTCACCCAGCGACGTCTCCAGCGGGCCGATCTGCCGCTCGGCGATCTTGGGAAGCTCCTTGATGGCCGACTGGAAGCCCTCCAGCAGCCCAGTCCACTGGAAGCTCCAACCTTCGCCCTTGAACAGCCCCGCGACGGCGTGCCAGAGGTTCACCAGGTTCTTCCAGACGTTGCCCGCGAAGGTCTTGACGCCGTTCCAGATGGTGGCGAACACGTCCCGCCAGTTGTCGGCGAACCAGGCGAGGTAGCCGGGGATGGCCACGGTCAGGAAGTGCTCGGCCTGGTTGGCGAAGCGGACGATGCCGTACGCCGCGGCCACCAGGGAATACTCCAGAAGCGCCTTCCAGTGCGTGATGGCGAAGGTCAGCGCCGCAAAGGCCGTGATCACGGCCTCCTGGAGCCAGTTCAGCACCGGCCCGACGTAGGGCGAGATCGAGGCCCAGGCCGAGACGATCAGGTCCCTGGCGCCTTCGACCAGCGGCTGGAGCGCCTGCCACAAGGCATCAAAGGCCGTCTGGATGAACTCGGTGAAGGCTGCGACGATAGGCGTGACGTACTGGACTACCGAGTCCCAGGCTGAGGTAATTCCCTCAACCGTCGCGGCCAGGATGGGAGATAGGAACTTCCATACCGACTGCCAGGCCGACTTGATGAAGTCCGTTGCGGCCTGGACGGCGGGCATGATCGTCTTGCCCAGGCCGGCCATCTTCTCCGCGAAGGTCTGGCCCTCCAATCCTGTGTAGGCCAGCGCCGCCGCAATAGCTGCCAGGCCGCCAACGACCAACGCCACGGGGGAGGCGACCAAGCCGATGATGACGGAGACGCCCTTGAGGATGCCTGAGAGAACCCCAATCGCCTGGCCGAAGCCCGCCAAGGCCAACCCTCCCGCCGTGACCGCCGCAGCGACCTTCAGCACGCCGACCACCAGGCCGCTGTTCGCCTTGAGCCATTGGGCCGTGGCCGCGACAGTCGATGTAAGGCGCACGGCCAGGGACTGAAGCACCGGCGCGAGCGTGGAACCGATTGTGGCGGCCGAGTAGCGCAGGACCTTCCACAGGTCGGCCAGGGTGTCGCCGAACGCGTCGGCCGCCGCGGCGTCCTGTGTGGACATGACGATGCCCAGGCGCTCGGCCTTGGCTTGGTAGGTGTCTAGCGAGGCCGCACCGCCCTCGATCATGGGCAGCAGCGCCGTGCCGCTCTTGCCGAAGACCTCCATCGCAGCAGCCGCCTTGGCCGTGGGGTCGGCCACCTTGTCCAGCCGGTCGGCGAGCAAGCGGAACTGCTTCTCAGGCGCCAGGCCCGCCAGGTCACTCACGGTCAGACCCAGTCCGGCCAGGGCCTCCTGGGCGGAGCTGCTACCCTCCGCCGCGGCCGAGATGGCCTTCTGCATCTTGCGGAGGCCGGTCTCCAGGGACTCCATGTCCGCCCCAGACTGCTCAGCCGCGTACCCAAGGACAGACAGGGCCTCGACCGACACGCCGGTGCGCTTGGACATGTCCCAGAGCTTGCTGCCCATGTCGGCGAAGCTCTTGGCCACCCCGGCCAGCGGCGCGAGCATGGCCGCACCCAGCCCCATCATCTTCAGCCCCATGCCCGTGACGGCCGCGCCGAATGCCTTCAGCTTGGCCTGCGCCGCCTTCAGCCCGCGGACGAGCCTGCTGTCGTCGGCGAACAGCTCGACGAAGGCCTTCCCGGCGCGTATGCCCTTGGCTTCGGCCATGAATTCACCTGCTTTCCGCCGCTCGCCTCAGCGAGTCGCCGTGGCGATTTGACGCGCCAGGGCGGCGGCGGTATATTGACAATGTGCTTAGATCGCCCGGTTCTTCCCCGGCCGGGCGAATTGAGGATCAGGTCGTCCCCCCCCACGGCTTGGTCCTTTTTTTCACTGCTGTGCCTTGGCGGCCTCGTTGGCGATCCCGGCGCGGATGAAGCACGCCTGAGCCGCGGCCCAGACGGCTGCCAGCAGCGCCACGTTGCCGATCTGCCCGTCGGCCCAGGCGATCACAGCACCCAACAGACCGATGGCGGCGGTGATGTACGCCTTCTTGCCCTTGAGGAACTCGCGCAGCTTGTTCATGCGGACCTCCTTGTCCTTCCGCTCAAAGACCCACCAGGCCGGCCAGCACGGAGAGCACGATGGGGGCCAGCCGCAGGAGAAGCTCGTTCTTCAGGTCCTCGCGGACCTTGTTGTAGTTGGCCACCGACTCCCATCGGGCCGTGTTGGCCTTCACCTTGGCGATGAACTCCTCGTTGCTGAGCTTGCCGTCCAGTTCCGCCACCACGTCCAGGTCGCCCGCCATCAGCCGCCGCAGGTATTGCCAAGCGTCCTCCTGCGCAAGCTCGAACAGCCGCGGGCCGTACTGGGCGATGAGGGCGCTGGCGGCTTGTCGCTGGCCCTCGGGGATACGGGCCAGAAGCTCTTGGATGCGTTGATTGAGGTCCGCCATGGTCATTCACCCCTTTCATCAGGGAGCTTGGGACCCCAGACCAGGTCCTTCCGCGCCGAACGGACGAAGTAGCGCCACTGCTTGAAGTTCTCCGTCAGGTAGGCCTTCTCCCAGGCGGGTGTGTTCGGCTCGGCATCGGCCCGCTGGGTGGCCTGGTAGGCATCCAGCGTGCTCGTCTCGGCGGCCGTCAGCGCGTCGCCTTTGAGGTACACGTTTCCGCAGCCAGCAACTGTCGAAAGCGCCAGCAACAGGGCCAACGCGATCAGGATCAGACGTCCGTGTCTCATAGCTTGGCTCCTTTGTCCAAGAAGGCATGCTTCAGCAGACCGATGTTCTCTTTGTCCACGACCAGCCGGTCGGCCTTACGCGCCAAGTACGGGTCGAAGTCGGCCGGCTTGAACGACCGCGACTTCTTCGGATCGCGGTGGCAGTTGGCGATCAGGGCCATCAGGGCCGACGCTCTAGCCCACTGGCCGCGGCTGCGTGCCTCGGCCATCCATACAAGCTCCCGCAGCGTCAGGGGGCCGGGGGCGACTCCGACGACCCCGGCAAGCTCGTAACAGAGACGGAGGCAATCCTCTGCCGTAGTTCCTGTTCCAGCGTGTCGCTGTCCAGCCGGTCGCTCGCCGCCGTCAGCGCGATCGCTTCCAGCTTGGTCAGCTTGCCCAGGGCCTTGGTCAACAGGTCCCTGCGGCCCTTGGGGAAAAAACCCGCCAGCTCCTCCAGGAAGGCCGTAGTGGCCTGCTCGATCACGTCGCCCGCCATCGAACGGCCGAAGTCCTCGTCGGTCACGTTCTGAGCGTCGGCCTGGGCCTTGCACAGCACGTAGAGGATGTCGCACAGGAGCACCGGGTCGGTGGCCAGGCGATCCAGGAGCTTGCCCTCGATGGCCTCCAGCAGGTTCACACCCAGGGTGCCCTTGACCCGCTTGATCGCGTCCACGTTGACAGTGACAGTCCAGGTGCGGCTGGCGTTATCGGTGAACGTTTTCATGCCGCCACCTCCACCCACTCATCGAACACGGCCAGCTTGGCCGTGACGGAGACCGTGATCGCCTCCTCCAGCGCCTCGTTGCGGCTGAACGAGGTGATGGAGAAGCTGCCCTTGGGGCCTTGAGCGCCGCTGACCGTGCGGGCCTGGTCCAGCACGGCAAGCTCGATGGTGGTGCCGCCCAGGAAGGCCAACTTGATGGCGTCGAAGCCGGTGTCGCCGGGCTTCCAGACCATCTCGAACTCGGCCGTGCACTCCCGCAACGTGGGGGCCGTCGCCCGCCAGCCGGAGTTGGCCCGCGTGGTGATGTCCGCCTCGCCGGCCTCCAGGTTCAGCGTCACGTCGCGGACGTTCGACATCTCGGTCATGGCCGAGAGTTCCGCCCCGGCCGCTCCCTGATAAATCTTGGCGTCCTTGCCCAATATGAACGTTGGCATATCCTTGCCTCCTTGCCCCGCGCCTGTCGAGGGGCTATTTCACGCTGTCCCGCCACATGGCGGGCAGTTTGGGTTTCTCCGCTTCAAAAGCCGGCCCCATGAACGGCCTCGGCCTGTACGTAGCCACGACCTTCTTGCCTTTCCGGTCAGCCCGGACCGCGCGGCCACCGTATTCCAGAAGTGGTGGTGCCTCTGCCTCACTGCGGAATGGCGTAGGGCCGATGACGACGGACTTCCGCGTCGGGTCATAGCCGAAGAAGATCAGCCGCCGAAGGTGTCCGGCGTGGCTGCTCGGCGGCTGACCCGGCTGGCTGACCGCCTTGCGCTTGCGGATACTGTGCTTGGCCGCGGTGCGGACGAAGGCCCCAAACTTGCTCAGCACCTTCCTCGCGGCGCGGTCCACCGCCGACGCCACGGCCTTGCGGTCGAAGAACATCTGCTTGGTCACCATCCCGATCATGCGGTCATCGTCCTCAACGTCACCGTCAGCACGCTTGTGAACTGGCGCAGCTCGCCCAGGTGCTCTTGCGAGTAGATGGGCGAGTTCTCTGTCTTGACCCAGGCAGCGTCGCCAAAGCGGCCGGTCGAGCGAACGAACTCGGCGATCTCTTGCACCAGGCCCATCAGGGCGTCGATCTGTGCATTATCTGCTGGGTCCAGTCGCTTCTGCACAGCAACGTCGATCTGCACATCGCTCTGGGCAAACCCGCGGCCTGCCGTTGTCATCTCCACGCCCTTGGGAACGACGGTGACGTGCAGGCTGTCCATGTCTTTGAGGTCATAGACCGGCAGGTAGGCCCGGCGGGCCGTGAAGGGCTGGCTGAAGCTGTGGCCGTTGAGCGCGGCCACGACGGCGTCGGCAATGGTGGGGATGTCACTCATGTGCCCACCCCCAATAGCGCCATAGTGCCGCCACCGTACGTGATCTCCAGGTACGGCACGCAGCCGTTGAGCTCGAAGTAGTGCCCCGCGTCCGGCGGCTCGATGTATGGCCGGTCGTAGTCCTCCTCGATCAACCCGACGTCGAAGTCGGCCGTCGCGGCGTAGTGCTCCAGTGGGATGACGGAGGCCCACAAAGTCGGCGGACTGGTGGCCGCAAAGAGATTCATCGAGGGGCCGTCGCAGACTTCCTGCCATGTTATGAACGCCTCGAACATGCCTCCGCCCATGGTGAACGAGCACCGCATGGTCCGGACATGCTCCGGCTGCTGCTGCTCGCCCCCGCCGGACCGCTTCACGCAGAGCCGCACCGAGACGGGGGCGGGGAAGGCCGACGTGTTGAACTTAAGCGCGGTCCGCGAGACCGCGTAGTTGCCGATGTCAAGGATGGCCTGGACTTTTGCGCTTTGGTAGGTCACTTCCAGGTCATTGGGGTCGTCGCGGGCCGTCTCCCAATCGGTGCTGATACTGAACAAATGGGCGTACAGACCGCTGGTGACAGTCGGATCGAGGTTGATAGGTCTGCCTTTGGCCAGCGCCTTCTGCTTCGCTTCCGCCAGGTCCAGCGTGACGGCGTCGGTGGCGACGGTGCACTTGTCGCGGAACCGCAGCAGCCAGTCGTGGACGAACAAGCCCACGGGCGCGCCGGCGTCTTTGAACCGCCAGCCGCCGGGTGTCTTCTCCACGCCGTCTGAATGGGCAATGGCGAAGCCTATCGTTGCCGGCGCCTTAGCCGCGTCGAGCACAGGCCCGAACGCCAAGCCCGTCCGCCTTGACATGATGGCGGCCTTCAGTGCGGCGGGGTCGCTCGGCCGAAGCGCAATGGACTCCTTGCCGAGCCGCACCGTGTAGCTTTCGCTTGCCGGGTCGTGCTCAACAATGACCGCCTGCTCGATGGGAACAAGCACACCGTCCACATGCACCCATCGCGGGGCAGCATACAGGCGTGTGACGCGCCCGTCGGACTCGGCGTATGGGCTTACAGGCCTCACGATCACTCCTCGTAGTAGACCACCGCGCCCGATACCTGCTTGGCCGCGGACAGGTACAGGTTGAGCTTCTTGCCAGCGGCCGTCTTGAACCAGCAGGCCGACGGGTCGGCCGGCGCGGGCAGGACAAAACCACCATTGGCGGCCAGGGGCATGGGGCCAGACAGGGCTGTTCCACCGGACTGGATGTCGCTGTAGACCGTGGCCGTCACGGTGTCGGCGGCCATGAGCAACGTCGCCAACACACAGATGCTCTTTCCAGTCACCGCAGCCACGATCTCGTTATTACCCGCGGCCGCGACGTTGATGACGGCGCACTTGACTGTCTTGCCGAGGGTGGCGACCAGCAACGCGCCGCCGTCCATTACCTCCACGTCTGCCGAGTTGAGCCACCGTTTGGCCACGTCAGGAACTCCTTTCGCCGGCAGCGATACACGGGCGGGAGATCAGCTTGTCATGCACGCTGCGATTGAGCTTCAGCAGGTCGGCCGTCATGTTCGTCAGGTCGCGGATGGCCTCGGTGTTGGCGGCGATGATGCGGTTGGTGGCCTCCAGCACTGCCAGTAGCCGGCGGATCATCCAGATCACCACGCCCAATAGCACCGCCGAGAAGCCCAGGAAGCCGTATTGCACGATGGGTTGGAGCATCCACTGGTCCATCTGCTACTCCTGGCCGATGAGCTTCGTGTGAACCCTCAACACCTTGCGGAACGGGTCGCTGTGGCGCCAGCAGTCCTCATTGCCTGGGGCCATCACCTCATACACAAGCACCTGCTGTCTCACCGTCTCCTTGATCCTGTCGCCGCGGCGGGGCACGGTCTGGTCGTAGTCCAGTACCAGCCGGTCGGCGGGGATCAGGAAGTCGCGACTCTCGACCCGCTCGACCACGCCGTAGCCGGAATCGACCTCAAACACCGTCTTGCCGACAGTGGCCGGGACCTCAACGCACTCATCGTCCCGGCAGTACAGCACAGGTCGCGACAGGTGCGCCTGGCGCATCCCGTCCAGCCAGCCGGCGGCTTGTTCGAGCAGGTCGGCCACGGTTCGACTCGCTTGGCTCGCTCACCGCAGGCCTACTGCGACAATCTCACGCGAGCCGTCGCATCCGCGTCGGCCGCTGCCTTGACAGCCTTGCCGATCAGCTTGTTGCCACTGGCGGTGGTGGTGGCCCGCTGGTTGGTGGCGTCCCAGTAGCAGTTGGCCCCGGCCGCGATAGCCGTGCCGGTGCCCGTGGCCTTGGGAAAGTCAAAGACTCCCGCCACCGCCAGAGCGCCGAGTGTATTGGCCGCAATGGGCCTTGAGGCCACGCCGACCAGTTCGCCCTGCACGACCACCGCACCGGCCGCCACGTCGCTGGTCGGTGTGTAGTCCACGCTGTTCCCGTCATGTGCAAACGTTGCCATGTCTCATCTCCTGAGGCTGTCCTTGCCATTCAATCTGCGATCCGAAATCCGCAATCCGCAATCGGCTTACGCCTCGCCCTTGCTCTTGATGCCGCCCTTGGGGTCCTGGAGGGCCACGCCGAAGTCGTGATAGCCGCGCATCTGGACGCCCAGCACGTTGAAGTCCGCCTCGGCCGTCTCGATGGTGGGCGACTCCTGGCCGTTGAGGAAGGCCACCTCGATCACGGGCAGGTCGCCCGGATCGGCCAGCAGGTACCACGCCTTGGCCGAGTTGCCCGTGTAGCTACTGTTCGCCAGGTAGCGGCTGACCTCGGTGCGGAACTTGCCCTGGTGGGGGTTGGCCACGGGGTACTTGGTGCTGGAGGCGGTGTCGCGGATCTCCAGGCTCTTGTAGAGCATCGTGCCGATGGCGCTGAGCCCGGTCGGCACCAGCACGATGGCCGGCATGATGCCGATGGGCTTGCCGTCGCTATCGGTCTGCTCCAGGAACGCCACCTCGGCCTTGGTCAGCCCGTCGATGGACAGGACAGTGTCCGCACCGGCGAAGTAGTTCTTGTTGCCACTGGTGAAGAACGCGGCGTTGTTCAGGAAGATGGTCCAGAACACGTCGTTGATCTTCAGGCCGCTCCCGCGACCCAGCTTGCGGGGGACCGTGGTGATCGCGCCCAGGTCGTCGTTGATGACGTCGCGCCGGTCGATGGCCAGCAGCAGGCCGTAGGTGTCGGCCTTGTTGGTATAGCTCTCGCTACCCAGCGTCCCGTGCTTGAGCTCCCCGCCGGGGGCGACGATCTCGTACTGGTCCTTGCCGATCAGGCGGTAGCTCGTGACGGTCTTAAAGTCGCTGACATTGCGGACGGCACAGATGTTCCGCCAGGTCCGCTCGACCGAGAAGAAGCCGTCCAGCAGGAACTTGTTGGCGACGTTGGACAGGATCCCGCCGATGTCCACGGTGGACAGCCCCGCCTGGACGTCGTGGCCGAAGGCGAAGCGCAGCACAGACCGGCTGTCGCGGAAGTTGCGGCCGTCATAGCCGTTGCCCCAGGCCGCCTCCAGCAGCAGCTCCTGAAGCCCGATGCCGCCCCGGAACCGCTTGCCGGCTGCCTCCAGCGTCTTCTCGTCATAGAGCTTCTCGGCCTCGGCGATCCGGCCGGTCAGCATGCAGGCGGCCTCCAGGACCGTCCCGGTCATGGTGTTGTCCGGCACGTGAGCACCCGGGGCCTTGGGCCTGTCGGCCCGCAGCACCTCCAGCTCTGTCCGTGTCACGTCCCAGCCCTGCGAGATGGCCTTGGCTGCGATCTCGGCACGCTCGTCCCCGCAGACCTTCCGCACGGCCGCGATCCTCTCCTGCTCAGCCGCCGCCTTGGCCCGCATGTCAGCTGCGGGATCGGGAGCGATGCCCGCGTCGGCGGCCGGGGCGGAGGCTTGAATCGCAGGTGGACCGGCCTCCGTGCCGGTCGCCACCTGCGCCGTTGCAGCAGGGGCTTCCTTGCCCTCGTTGCCCTGCACGGCCTTGTCCTGTTTGTCGTTGTTGTTACCGTCCATGATTTCCTTCTCCTTGGCCGAAGCAGCCACACTCGCTGAAGTGTTGGCGTCGGCTCCAAGATCGACGAATGAGATTTCGCCCAGCGTCGCCTTACGAACAACATTCATGGGCCCCTTGAACTCCCGCCCGTTCACCAGAACGGTCTGGCTCTCTCGCACGAACTCAAACTGCTCCACCGCCGCCCCGATGCTCACCTGCCAGGGGAAGCCGTTGCGGGCCGAGGCGACGATCTCCTTGGCCGCGGCCGTGTCCCTCGAGACGACGCCGGCGGCGATCAGCCTGCTGTCCTGGACGCGGATGGAATCGGTGTGCCCCACGCCGCTGGCCATGTCATGGCCAAAGCGGATGGGCCTGCTCTGTGAAGGAATCGCCAGACCGGCTAGGTCCACAACGACCGGGTACCGCCAGCCGTCGATCCGCATGGGGCCACCGGTGTAGGCCACCATCGTGAACCGCGGCAGCCCCGGCTTGCCGTCCTGCCCCGTTGCGCCGTCAGCCGACGCCTCAATGGTCAGCGCCCCCGGCTCACTGAAGAAGTTCAATGCGGCCACGGCTTGAGTCCGAGCCTGACGCTCACAGACCGCCCGGCGCTGGGCGGCGTCCGAGAACTCCTGGACCATCGTCGGGTCAGCCATGCAGCGCTGGACGAACTCGTCGTGCGTCTCGTTGGACTGTCGTTCAGGCAGCGGCACTGTCTTCCTCCTCGTCTTCTTGCTTGGCGTCATCGCTGTTCGGTGCAGTGGGTGCTTGCGGAGCGGGCTGCGCGGTCGCCAGCCCCAGTTCCTTCATCAACGCGACTTCCTTGGCCCGCTGGCGCAGCTCTGTTTCCCAATCCTTGCCTTGGCGGGCGTACTCAGCCGCCAGCGTCGTGGTGTTGCTGGCCAGGCGTGTGGCCTGGGCGGAGGCCTCCTTGAGAGGGTCCACGTGCTCGTGGCCGTCCCAGAACCATTGGTGTGAGGGGGCCTCAAGTTCGCCCAGGCCGAAGACCTTCACGGCCTCGGCAAGCCAGGCCTCCAGGACGCGGTCGAGCACCACCGTTTCGCAGTGGGCCTGTTCCACGCGGATGGACTTGAAGTAGGTCTGGTGATCTAGCCGCCCCGAGGCGTAGTTGTAGCCCGAGCTGTTGCAGGCGGCGATGTTGTACGGCATGTTCAGGCAGCGGGCGATCTCGTTGAGGATCTCCTGCTTGAACATGTCGTAGGTGGTCGCCGGCTGCTCGGCCCTGATTTGTGTGGGTTCCCAGCCCTCCGGGCCGAAGACGGCCATGTTGGGCGAGAACTCCATCTCCGTCATCGGCTCGACCTCGGCAGCCTCCCCGCCGGCCGGGGCGTTGGTCTTCATGAAGATGGCGATGTTGGCCGCCGATTCCGCCGCCGCGATCACGGCCAAGGTGTACCGGCGTAACTGGGCAAACAGCGGCAGCGCCGGCAGGATGTCCGGCAGCCCGCGCGACTGCCCCGGCCTGTCGGTCCGGAACCAGTGGATCATGCTCTCGGCCGGGGCGCGGTCGTAGTCGAGGCTGCCTGCTCCGAGCGCAGCCGACGAGCCCGGGTGTCCTTTGAGTACGTGGTACTCCTTAGGATTGCCGAACTCATCGAAGACAATGCCGTCCGTGACGTTGCCTTCCTTCTTGCCGACTGCCAATGTCGGCGTGGCAACTTGGTCGGCCTCAATCAGGCGGATATCCAGCTTGACGGACGAGTCCAGATTGGCGTTGCTGAACAGCAGCGCAAAGGCCTCCCCATCCTGCGCCCGGGCTTGGCGCATGGTGCGCAGCTTGCCGGGCAGGTCAATCGCCTTGGCCCATGCGGCGAACTCGCGTTCGATGATCTGATTGGGCGTCGGCTGGTCACCCGCATCGTCCAACCCTTCGCCCAGGAGCATCTGAAGCCTGGGGCCGGTACCGATGACGTCATTGGCCAGCGTCAGCACGATCCCCTTGGCGTAGCTGTTGTTCGCCACCTCGTAGCGGGCACGATTGCGGAGGATGCGGCGCACTTCCGGCGAAGCGGCGGCGTCGGCTGAGAGATGGTCGGCGTTGGCCCAGTGCCGGCGGTTGTCCGAGGTGGTCTGCGCCGAGTCGAACTTGGCGCGTACCACGAGCGTCCGAGCGATCACGCCCGTCTGCTTCGACCGCTTTGAGAAAGGCCACCAACCCATGCCTACACCGCTCCAGGCGGCACGACCTTCACGCGAGTCAGCGCCTTGGCCGGATTGCGCCCGGCCGTCTTGTTGGCCAGGTACTTGTCGGCCTCGATCTGGTCGCGGAGGGCATGCTGCTTCACCCGCACGCCGTCCACCTCGGCCGACTCTGGCCCCTCGGCGTTCTGCTTGATCGTGTCCTTCAGGTCGTCCGCCATGGTTGTCCTTCCCCCAAAGAAAAAGCCCGCCGGTCTGCTGTGCACAGACCAGCGGGCTTCAGCTCGTTCTCCGAGGCTCAGGGCTGGCCAGCCCTGTTCCTTGGGCGATGTTTAATTGTCACGCGGCGCCATCGAATCCACGAACTCGATGGTGCATCCATTTTCGCACGGGATCAGAATCGCTCAAAGCGCAATCCCGTTGGATGTCTACCGCTAGACATGTACGAGCTGTTTTTCCGCGAAGAACCGCCTCACGGCAGGCATCCTCCGACGGCATATGCCATACATCTTCACGCCGAAGCCGCCCAGATCATCGTTGCCCGTACGGACATGCAGCCCATTCAGGACCTCCGCGACGCGATCCAACGCGCGTCGCACCTTGCCTTTGGCCGCTGGGCTGCAGTCGTCCAGCAGCCCTTCGGCCAGTTCGGCCAGCGACAGGCCAATCGGATCGACCGGGAGGTTCTCTAGGACTTCCAGCTCGAAGTCGTCCAGACGTTCCATGTCATTTCTCCTGCTCCACCGTGGTCATCCGTTGCCCACAGTTGCGGCACTCGCGCCGTCGGACGAGCTTGCCGCCCGAGGTCCGACGCGTGTACACGACGTAGAAGTGCCGGCAGCCGCATCGCCGACACGCTAGGCCGAGCGTGGACGGTTCAGGCGACCAGGACTTCCGCTGTCCCGCGATCTCGGCCATCACCATTTCCTCCGCAGGTCTTCCTGCGTATAGCGTTTCCTCTGCCGTTGCGGCGTGCTCTCGCCCGGGGATTTCACGCCGATCATGCTGGCCGCAGCGGCGCAGCCAACCAGACAGTCGAACCAGTGGTTGTCCGGCCGCGTCGGCCACGGCGACCACTCGCGGACCACGCCGCCGGGGCCGATGACCTCGACCCACTTCTCCGACCGGGCCACGTGCTCGGCGATCAGTTCGTGCTGGCGCACGTCCTTTGCGAACAGGCTGATGCAGCCTCGGTCGCCGGCTGCGGTCATCAGCCCTTCATGCACGAACCGCTTCCAGTAGTTCACGTCCACCAGGACGTGCGGGAACTGCCCCGTCTTGCGGACGTTGGGGATGTACCAGTAATGCCCGATGGTCTCGCCGGGCCTGCGGGCGTACTCGGCGATGGGCTTACGGCTGGCGCGGATACCCACGCCCTTGGACAGCATCATGACAGCGCCGCCAGCCTTGTGTTTCACGTCGGCGACGATGCCGGGCTTGTACCCCATGTCCACCAGGAGACGGTCGATCCGCATCAGGCTTCCGCCCCGGCTCCAGTCCCGGCCCAGATACGCCGAGACGAGCCGCTCCAGCCCCGCGTGAATGGCCCCATCCACGCCCGCGCCGGGGAAGGTCCGTCCCAGCGTCCGCGTGGCGTCGGCCAGTGTGAACGCCGAGCGGCGCTGCTCGGGGAACGTGCCGTAATCGATGACGTATCCGGTGAACGTCTCCTCCCAGGCGCAGACGGCGTAGAACAGCAGCCGGTCGTGCACGTCGATGAACATGGTGAGCTTCGTGCAGGCCGGCGGCACCTCGCCGCGCTTGTAGCCGCTCGTCTTCTGGCAGACCTGCTCGACGGTGAGGACCTGGTCGCTGGTCTGCGGGAGCGCCGGCTCGTTCTGGTACTCGGCGGCGAAGGCCTCCGGGCCGACCTTCAGTTTCAGGTTCATGGCGTGCTGGAGGGCGCTGATCTCCCCGGACTTTTCGTCGAACCGTTGCGGCCACGCGATCTTCGCCCCCTCGTCCATCGCCGCCTGGCGCTGGCGGTAGAACTCCGTCGCGGCGGCCTTGCCCTGGCTACGCCGAATCTCCGCGTAATCCTCCCAGAGCTTCTCGTCGGCCGGGAAGGCGCAGACCAGGGCGGTGCACTCGCTGTCCCACTCCGGGTACCTCTCCCGGTCCAGCACGGTGTCGGCCAGGTCGCCCTCATACATCTTCGTGCAGGTCATCAACGCGGAGATCTGCTCGCCGGGACCGGCCATGCCCAGCACGTCGCCATTCAGGAGCTCCAGGCGCTTCCTCGTCTGGTCCACCGAGCGGGCCGACTCCCGCGTCTGCGGGTCGTCCAGGAGCACCAGTGACGGCCGGATGATCGAGCCGTCCACGCGGCTGTGCTGCTGGCCGCGCATGTTCGCGTCCAGGCTCGTCGTCGTGATGATCGAGCCGCAAGACGGACTGGCGTCGTAGCCGTCCTGCCGCAGCGCCGCCGGCAGGTCCTCTCCCGAAAAACCCTCGACGGTCGGGAAGACCAGCTTGTTCTGGCCCCAGTGGACGTGCGTCAGCCGCCCGCGGCAGTGCTGCTGGAGCTGGCGCTTGGAGGAGTTCTCCAGGCACCGCAGCGGATAGACGGCCTCGGGGAAGTCGGCCAGCAACAGCGGGTTCTCCAGGGCGTGCTTCCTGATCGGCAGCAGCAGCTCCTTGGCGCGGTCGTCGGCGGCCCCGATCAGGCAGACGAACGGCCTGTAGCCGTAGAGTATCGCCCAAAGCCCCGAGCACCGCGCCAGCGTGGTCTTGCCCGACCCGCGCGGCATGGCAAAGGCGAACAGACCGCCTTCCCGGACGGCCTTCTCGATCTTGGCGATCACACGAAGATGGTCCTCCGACCACGGCCGGTAGAATGCCGCCGGGAAGTATGTCTCGCAGAACAGCCGAAAGGACGCCCCGCAGTCCTTGCGGCGCGGATAGTCCTCGACCTCCGGGATCGGGTAGATGTCCTGGCTGGCCTTGGTGGCCGCACGGTTCTTCTCGGCCTGGCGACGGCGGGCCTCGACATAGTCCACCTTCACCGGACGGGGCTTGTCCAATTCCCCGACCAGCCACCGGGCGTAGCGGACCAGATGGATGTGCGTGCCGTCCCCGAAGCGGAAGGCCCCGGCGTCCATCTGGCGGCGCAGGCGCGAGCGGGTCAGCGCCTCGCCCAGCGGAGTGGCGTTGACGAGCTGGAGCAACTCGCTCTGAGTCAGTTGGGTGAGGTCAATCGCCATCGCTTCCGGCCAGTTGCCTGTTGAGCCAGGCCGCGTAGTTCACCAAGTTGACCGTCCCGTCCGCCGCCGTCGGCGCCCCAGCCGCTAGGTGGCTCCGCACCTTCTCCTCGCTCACGCTCAGCATCCGCGATAGTTGCTCGGCCGTCAGCGCCGCGGGGTTGGCCGGCCCGACCGCGACGTTGCCGCCGGCGGCGCCGGAACCCGCTACCGGGGTAGGTACAGGGGTGGAACAATCTTCGCTAGTCGCCATAAGTCTTTACCCCTGCGAATCATGCAACATGGCGGAATCTACATGGATTCCCGGCAATTGCCTTGGCGGGGTGCGGATTCCATGGCCTCATGTGCTCGTGAACATGGGATACGGAAAGGACAGAACGATGAACGCCAAGAACGCACGAAGACCCGCCTCCGCCAAGGCTACGGTGGGCAGGCCCAAGACAACCGCCGCGGAGGCCGCCCTCCAGCGGCAGGCGACGGTGAAGTTCCTGATGTCCCCCGGCCGGTGGGGACGGCCGAAAATCCAGACGCTCGGCTGGAAGCGGCTGGCCGCCATCTACGCCGCGACCGCCCCTGGCAGCGCCGTCCGCAAGACCATCAACGCCGAGGCTCGGCGGTGCGGCTACACGCCGCGAACCATCCTGGCCCTCAACGCGGAAGAGTGAACCATGAAGATCACGCGAATCGACATCGAAGGCCCCAACGGCACGGCCACCATCACGCGGGAAGGACGGGACATCCGCATCGATGGTCGCTACCTGGTGAAGGCGGTCGAGGCCAAGGACGGACGGACCGCCTTGGTCAGCGAGGGCTTCCAACTCCTGGGTGACGCCCGCAATGCGGAATACAACCGCACCGTCGCCGGACTCCTTCAGGCCACGCTGGACGGCTACCGCGGAACCAACGGCGACGTGGCGGACTACCTGCGAGTCATTGAGACATTCGCCGACTGACCCATCGGCGAGGACAGAGACAAGGAGAGCACCATGAAGCGAGAACGAGCCAAGACCTACGAGGCGACCGTCCGCGGGCAGAAGCGACGGGTGACTATCCCTGACCGGGCGGACGACCACGGCCAGGCCGTGGAGAGCCTTCGCGACGCCGCGGCGCTGCTGCGGGGGCTGCGCCTGGACGTGCACTTCCCCGGCTGGGACGAGGTGCACGGGGACGAAGACAGCCGCCAGCACGTCCGCCTGGCGGTCCAGGCCATCGCGGCCGAGGGCGTCTCGCCGCACGACGCGACGGGCGTCTCGACCGACAGCCTGGCCGAGCTGGTCCAGTACATCGCGGACATCCTGGAGTAACCCACCGGCCCCGACCGGGGCCCCAACGGAAAGGACAGAACCATGAAGAAGCAGGACGTACAGATTGGCGCGACCTACCTGGCCAAGGTCTCCGGCAAGCTGGCCAAGGTCCGCATCGCGAGCGAAAGCCGCCACGGCGGCTGGGACGCGGTGAACGTCGAGACGAAGCGCTCGGTCCGCATCAAGAGTCCCCAGCGCCTGCGGCGGCTGGTCCAGGCCGCGGCGGGCAGCGGACCCGCGGCCCGGGAGGCTGGCAAGCTCAAGACGACCGAGATCATCGGCAAGGTCTACAGCACCAAGATTGGCGGCATCATGTACCCCGTCCGCGTGGACCGCTACGAGGACGGGCTGTGCTTCTGCACGAACCTTCGCAGCGGGTTGACCCACCTGGCCAAGCGCCAGGACCTCAAGGGTTCCGGCCAGAGCTTCGAGGATTGGCAGGCCGCCGAGGAGCGCCAGCGGGCGGGAGGTGCCACCACCGCCGCCGAGCAGAAGCCGTCCGACAAGGCCCAGGCCGCACTGAAAGAGGCTGCCAAGGTGACTAGCAAGGTCCTGGGCGTGCCGGTTGGGGTCGTGCAGTTCAAGGCCAAGGCCGGCGGCAAGGCCGCAAAGACGGAGCGCAAACTGAGCGGCCTGGATGCCGCGGCGCAGGTCCTGGCCCACGCCAAGACGCCCCTGACCGCCGGAGAGATGGTCCAGCGGATGCTGGAGGGCAAGCTCTGGAAGACCTCCGGGAAGACCCCGGCGGCGACCATCTACGCGGCCATCATCCGCGAGATCGCCACCAAGGGTAAGGACGCCCGCTTCCGCAAGGTCGCCCGCGGCAAGTTCGAGTTGGCGAAGTAGCGCCACCATCTACGATCCCCCAACCACCCCGGCCTGCTCGGCCGGGGTTCTCTCTCCCGAAGCGTTCGCCGCGACCCTTTCGGCCTTCTTCCCGGTGAACTTCTCCCATCGCTGGACGATCACGTCGCAGTAGAGCGGGTCGATCTCCATCAGGAACGCACGGCGGCTGGTCTGCTCGCAGGCGATCAGCGTGCTGCCGGAGCCCCCGAAGAGGTCCAGCACGACCTGTCCAGTCCGCGAGGAGTTGGTAACGGCACGCGCGACCAGCTCGACGGGCTTCATGGTCGGGTGGTCGTCGCTGACGCGGGGGCGGGCGATCTCCCACACGTCGTCCAGATCCCGCCGGTCGCAGAACGAGGATTCCCCCTTCGTGTGCCAGCCGTACCAGAGCGGCTCGTACCGGCGGTGGTACTTGCTCCGGCCCAGGACGAAGAGATCCTTGACCCAGATCACCGTGGCCGACCAGTGGAACCCGCAGTCACGAAGGACCGCGTCCAGGCGCGGCCACTCCGAGGCGCCGAGGATACAGTACACGTCGCCCGTCACGACGGCCGGGACCCGCGTGATCCAGGATTCCAGGAACGCCTGGTACTCCGCCGGGGAGAGATCGTCGTTCTGCAGACCCGGTCGTTGCCGGTGCCTGGGGTTCGCGTCGCCCCCGATGGCGACGTTCCACGGGGGGTCGGTGAACAGCATGGTCGCCTTCTGGCCCTCCATCAGCGTCGTCAGATCGGCGCCCTTCGTGGAATCCCCGCAGAGCAGCCGATGCCGCGATTCCACGGGCGCCTCGAACTGGCTTCCGCATCGCCGGCACAGGCACTGGCGATTCATGGCCTTGCCTCCGGCTCGATTGAACTCGCCGAAATCCGAACGGCCTTCCGGCCGGTGAAGTTCTCCCACCGCTGGACCGCGACATCCACGTAGAGAGGCTCGAGTTCGATCCCGAAGCACCGCCTTCCGAGCTGCTCGGCCGCGATGAGGGTCGTGCCGGAGCCCAGGAACGGCTCCAGGACCACGGACCCCGGCGGCGTGAAGTGGGTGAGAGCCCAGATCGCCAGATGGACCGGCATGGTCGCCGCATGCTCTTGGGATGCGATGTTTTCGCCGGAGGCCCCGGGGCCGCCGTAGACGTTGCTCACGGTGCCGTGGAATTGGGCGGTCTCAATCGCTCGGGATGCCTCCTCGGCCGGCGAGAAGACAACGAGTAGCTCGAACCGGGAGTTCATGACCTTCCGGGCCATGGCGGGCTGCCCTCCGCCCTTACACCAGACGGCCAGGTCGGCCAAGTGGGTCGCGTTGTCCGCCATCCACCGCAGGACCACCCGCTTGTTCCCGGCGAGGAGCTGGATGTTCACCATCAGCACGCGGCAGTGCGCCAGCGCCTGGGTGAAGAAGCCATCCAGGAGCTGGCGGTACTCCTCCGGCGTGCGGCTATCGCTGTCGTGGATGTACTTGCTGTCGACCCGGCTGGCATTGCCCCCGAGGGCGTTGTTGCCGGCGTTGTACGGCGGCGACGTGAAGCCCAGATCCGCCTTCTGGCCATTCATCACCCGCGCCACGTCGGCCGCGCTAGTACTGTCGCCGCAGAGAACACGATGCCGGGATTGGACCGGGGCATCGAAGGGCTTGCCGCACTTCTTGCAGGTGCAGGCCTGCCTGTCCGGTAGGCAGGTCATATCGGGTTCTCTTCGCCGCAGTGCGGGCACTTGACGTAGGCACCGAGCAGCCACAGGTCGCCCGGCTTGGTGATGGCCTCATCCGGGAGCATCGGCACCTCGTCGGGATCGGTGAGGCCAGCTTGGACACCCCCGTCCAGCAGCTTGGCCAGTTCCTTCTCGTCGAATCCGAGCAGGGACAGGTCGAAGTCGGCCGCCTGGAGGTCCTTCAGCTCGATGGGCAACAGCTCGTAGTTCCACTCCGACAGCGTCGCGGTCTGGTTGTCCGCAAGGCGGTAGGCGCGAACCTGCTCGGGGGAGAGGTCGCGGGCTACGTGGACCGGCACCTTCGCCAGCCCGAGCTTCTTCGCCGCCTTCCACCGCGTGTGGCCGACGATGATGACGCCGTCGGGGTCCACCACGATGGGCTGGCGGAAGCCGAACTCCCGCAAACTGGTCGCCACCGCGTCCACGGCCTGGTCATTCTGACGCGGGTTGCTCTCGTAGGGTCGGATGTCGTCGATGTTCCGCAGCTCGATGTCCATGTCACGTTCTCCAGGGGTTCACGTCGTCGCGTACAGCGCCCGTCGCTGCTCTCGATATGTCCTTATCCCTGCTGTGCTTGCCGCCGTGTGCGCCGCCGGAACAAACAAAAAGGATGTTCCCGACTGTTCCCGCCGCGGTCTTCCGCATGGGTCGCCGGGAAGGAACCATTCGCGCCTTGCCCACCTTGCCCATCTTGATTCCGCTCATATCAGCACCTCGTCCTCGTCCGGTTGCCCGACCTCTGGTGCGATCGTCGAACCTGCGCCAACCTGCGCCGCCTGGGGCGCTACCCTTGGCCACAACCACACGTCCTTGCTGATCTGCGGGCCGTGGTAGCACGCGCAGTAGTGCCATGCGTCGGGCGGCGGGTCGCACTGGCGCTTGCCCGTCGCCCAGACGACCGACGTGCCGCCGATGTACTCCGAGCAGAAGTAGTCCCCGCCGACCTTGGAGAAGTTGCGGCAGTCCATGCAGCGGCAGTGCTTCAGGACAACCGCGTCCGGGGGCAAAGGCATACTCGGGCGCTGCACCGGCCGCAGAGCGGTGGGGCCTGCCAGGGCCAGCAACCTGGTGACGTTGGTCAGTCCCATATCCGCACCCCATAGATGAGCTTCCTGAGCAGGTCGAGCATCTTGCGCGGCGATTCCCGTAGCGAACGCCAGCGATCCCAGTCCTCTCGGCGTAGCGAGACATCCTCCGGCTTGGCGTGCATGAAGGCGTCCGACTTGGCGATCCGCAGAACCGCCAGTCTCCAGGAGTCCACCGGATCGTCGGGCGGCAGCGCCAGGCGATCAGCGATGGCGTAGATGTCCTCTTTGCTTACCAGGGACGTCCAGAGCGACATCGCAGGGTGCCGGCCGCTCAGCGGGGGAGCCTGGGGAGAATCGGAGGTATCCTTAGCCGTATCCAACCTTCGGTTCACACGCGCAGCGCCTGCGCATGTGTGAAGCTGTGAGGAATTCTCCTTTTTCTCCCTGGAATCTCGCAAGGCGTTGCTATTGCTGGTGCTTGTGCGAGGGAGAATGGCGTTTTGATTCTCCCTGATTCTCCGCGATTCTCCCTGGCCCAGGGAGGAAAGGGAGAATCGGGAGAATCTTGCGGCCTCCGATTCAGCCCATGCGCGCCAAGATATGTTGCGTACGCGGCTCATCTGATCTCCTGGAGGTGGTACTTAGTGTGGTTGCTCGCGCCGCAGCGACGGATGTACCACGAGCCGACCGGGGTATCGGTGTGACGCGAGAGCATTCGTCCGAAGGCTACGCTGACCGCCTCCTCGGTCCGCTTGGCGAATATGTGCTGGAAGAAGTTGCAGTCTTTGGCCAGTTGACGAAGCTGCTTAGGATCAGCTTCTCCGACGCCAAAGGCCTGGTGCCAGGCGCTCACGAACGCCTCCATGTCTTCGCCCCTGCTGTCCGCGCGCTTCCGCCAATCGACTTCATTCGTCCGCCAGGCTCGCAGGCCGTTGACCTGGAGGATGCCGCCGATGGTCTGCGACCAGTTCTCAAAGCCGCCGAGTCGGTTGGGATGGCTGGGCTTGCCGGCCGCCAGCCAGTTCTCCACCAGCCCCAGCAGGCACTCCAGGACCAGCCGGCGGCGTTGACGGACATAGGCGCGGATGTCGGGGTGCTGGAAGTCTGTCCGAGCTTCGGGGTTCGCCGAGGTCGGCTCGATCATGATGGGCACGACGCGCTTGGCGATCTCGCCGGAGGCCTGGACGTTGTTGCCGCTGCCGACGATGGTGAGGTTGTTGGGTAGCGAGACGTTCCGCGAGAAGCCCAGGATTCTCCCCAGGAAGCACTGGGTCGTCAGCAGGCTGGACAGGGCGGGCGAGTCAATATAGGCGGGCAGATTGTCCAGGTGCATGAGCGTCTCGCCCTGGAGCAGCATCGCCAGGATGCGCTTCTCGCGCTCCTCCTCGCGGTCGGTGATCTGCATCGAGGGCGTGTCGCGGCCAGTGATGACGCCGCCAAAGACCTCGTTGACCAGCTTGCTCTTACCGGTCCGCTCCAGCGGCGCGTTGAGCAGGTGCATGGGCCTATTGCCGTCGATGGCGGGCGCGACGATGGGCGTGAGCAAGAGGCCGAAGAAGTTCTCCCGGTCTGCCTGTGTCTTGAACGGGAAGTCCACGACCAGATCGTGCAGGACGTTGTGGATGACTTCGCAGTCAGTCTCGGCCGTCAGCTCGTGGAGGTCGTCCGGCTCGTCGTAGTACAGACCATCGTGCCATCCAGGCTCGACCCGCCGGAAGCCCGGGCCATAGACCGGGTATGAGACCATCAGGTGCGGGTCGCGAAGGCCGGCGGCGCTGGAGGCGTGGGCGACGACCAGGCCGGCCGAGTCCTTATTGCAGGCCTGGTACAGCAGCACCTGTTCCTTGGTCTTGCGGCAGGTGACCCACTTGCCGAGCTTGACGTAGCTGTCTACCAGGATGCGCATCCGGTCCGGTGCGAACTCCACCCATTTGCGCCTTCCCTTCGGGCCGATGATCTCACCGGGGATGAAGTCGCGGCGATAGATGGCGTCCTCAGGCAACCGCGAGAGTACCTCTTTGGCAAACTGGGCGCTGGACTGCTCGACGTGGTTGCCCTGGTCGTCCTTGTGTGGCCCAGGCGTCAGGATGTAGTCGCCCAGATCGTCGTCGCCATCACCAGACGTTGCTGGCAAAGGCTTAAGGTCGACGTGGCGGGGGTGTTGCATGCCGGCTTCCAGTCCCGAGTGGATTGTCGTATCCAGCTCCCGCGGCTGGAGGCCGACTGACTCGCCTGCGGCCATCAAGGCCTGCTCGACCTCAACGCGGTCCAGGTAGCCGCCGCCGATGAGTGTGCCCAGGCTGAACGCGGCCTTGTTGAGCGTCTCGTTGCGACTGCCCTCCGTGGCCGTGCAGACGGCGTGCAGCTCCAGCTTCATCGCCGTCTGGGCATAGTGGCGGGCCTTGGCGGGCACGTTGCCGGTGTGCACAACAGGCGCGGCGGGTGCGGCCTTGGACTCCGGCTTCTCCGGTGCCCGCAGCTGCTCCAGTATGTGCGCCGGTAGCGGGGTGATCTCGACATTCCAGGGTTCATGGCCCTCGGCCCAGGTGTAGAGCGCGCCGGTCTCAGGATGCACCGAGCCGGGGAAGACCACCTGGCCGCCGTCGGCCTTGACGTCGATGTGCGGGCCAAGCCTGCCCGTGGAGTTGCCCAGCGGCGTTCCATTCAGCCGGTAGTAGAAGTGTACGCCATTGCCGCCGGTGTTCACGGTCACGGTGCGGGGCAGGCCCAGCCCGCTGATATCTGCACCTTGATCGACGTCGATGATGACCACGCCGCTCGCCCTTCCGGTGCGCAGGCCGACGTTGCCTTGGGTGGCCCAAGCCAGGGCCTCCTGGAGCGTCTCGCGTGGGCGGTCCTGCCAACCCTTCAAGGTCGGCCGCTTGCCGGCCAGGGGCGTAAACGACCAGCCCAGCCCGTGGCCGTACTCGATGCTCACGGAAAGAAGGTTGTCACTCATGGGCGTCTGCACCCTCGATTGCCCTCTGTACGTCTTCCACGCCCCACGCCAGGACGTAGAGGCCGTGGCGCTTTCGGATCTCCTGCTCCATCTGCTTCTGCGATGGTGACTGCCTGCCACCGGTGGCCTTACACTCGACCCCCAGAAAGCGTCCATCGGGCAGCAGGCCGGTGACGTCCGGCCAACCGGCGGGCAGGCTCTCGCCGAAGAACGCCCCGGCCTTGTAGGCGGCCCCGGCGTCCGTGACGGCAACCAGGCAGTTGCGGGCGCGGAGGTAGGCGACGACGGCTTTCTGGACGGCCCGCTCGGGCTTGCCTCGCCTGCGGCGCGGAGGGGCGAAGACGTCGGATGTGCGTAGGCTCATTGTTCGGCCTCCGCGTACTTCCAGCCCGCGTCCCAGCAGTGGGCCTCCTCGCTTCCGGCGCGGTATGGGTTGGCCGGCCTGCCGGCACGGCAATCCTTCGCGCCCCTGTAGAAGGCGTGGTAGCGTCGGCCCTCGCGAGCGGCCCTGCGGGCGTCGATCAGGCGGCGCCTAGCCGGGCGAGAGAGGTCAGCCCACGTCTGCATAGACTCTTCGCTCCGTCCTTGCCTCTCTGTCCCGTTGCTCCCGTCTCACTTGGCTAATCGGGTCGTCCAAGCGAGGCCGCCAGCCGGGGCCGTTGTTGTAGTGGCACCAAGGGCAAACCTTTCGGTGCCGCTTGGCCACAAACTCCCGACAGCACGCCTCGCAGGTCATCACCGCCCCTTCCTCCGGATGCAGTCGCGGCACTCCTGGCCGGCGGGTTGCTCGCAGGCGTGGGTGCGGACGCGGTGGATGTGCGCGGCCATGCGGTTCTCATGGCCCGGATGACGATTGCTGTCGCTGACGGCCCTGCCGGGCGTGCGGTACTGATGACTGCTCAGGACGTCTCTCAGCGAAAGCGCCATACCCGTCTCCTGCACTGGCGGGCGCCGGAGTCGAACCGGCGTCGCCGGGGGTAATGAGCCCGCGGCCAACCCATTGCCTGCCACCGCCGTGCACTGTCGCGCGTCTCAAAACGGGATAATCCTTCCAGGCCCCTCGTCGCGCATGGTTGCCCAGTCCGCCGGGCTGAGCTGGTCGGGCTGCTTGCCGGGGAAGAGTTCCGCGATGATGCGGAACCACTCCTTCTCGATGGACTCCTGGTCCCACTTCTCAGGCGGACAGTGCCTGACGAACTCCTCCCAGGCTGACTCCATCGTGGCCTCGGGGACTGGCGCGGGTTCAGGAGGTGGCGGAGAAGTTGGCGGCGCCTTGGGCTTGCCCGCCTTCGCCGAGGCTTCGGCGGGTGAAGTTGGTGGAAGCTTGGGTGGGGAGACCGGCTTGGGGGTCGCAGGTTGTGCCGGCCCGGCCAAGGCGCGGAGCTTGGGGCCCATGCGGTTGGTGATGGCCTTGCGGGCTGGCGGGTCGGCCCTTGTAACGAGGCGGCTGCCTGTGGAGCCGAGGGGGTTGAGAAACTGGACCTTCAGCCGTGTCTTGCCGCCGTACTCCTCAAAGGCCAGCTTGACCTGCACGGCGTGCTGCGAGAGGTCGGCTTCCTGGAGCCAGAACGGGTCGCGCCCGTCCCAGCCCAGCGCCGCCTTCAGCGAGTCGATGGTGATCGTGTTGAGCGAGCCGTCCTTCTTCTCCAGGTAGAAGTAACCGGTGACCTCGAGGCCCTCGGCCGAGCAGTCGGACCACTCGCCCGAGGGCTGGAGTTCCTCGTACAGGCGGAAGTTGACGACGCAGGTGGCCAGCTTGTTGGGCCCGGTCTCATCGACGCCGACGTCGACGGGGTACGCGTTGAACAGCCCTTCTCGGTTGGGAAGCATGGGGTCTCCTTGGCTAGGCCTTGGCGGCCAGCAGACGGTTCCAGAGGGTGGTGTCGAACTGAACGAGTTCCAGCGGGTCGGCCAACGTGCGGCTCTTGGCCATGCACCAGGGCATCTCTTGAGGGTAGATGGTCCGCGTGCCCTGGCCCTGGGCCTTGCCGTTGTGCTGCTTGGTGCACTCGATGTCGTAGCCGACGTAGAGCAGGTGATCGAGCCACTCGCGGAGGCGCAGGCGGACGGAGGCCTTGCCGCTGGAGGGGTTCTGGAGCCGCGGTTCCCAGCGGATGTAGTCCTCGCCCCTGGGATTGGGCACGGTGGCCGTGCAGTCGTGGCAGATCAGGATCACGTGCCGGCCGGCACGGACGTGGGCGTCGAGGTCGCCCAGCAGCGGCAAGAACGTTTCGTAGACGTGCTGCCAGCCCTTGCCGAAGCCGTAGTCCTCGATGCGGTGGATGACGACGCCGTCCTTCTCGTGGCGGACGTTCTTGAGCGTCCAGTCCAGGGCCAGTTCCTCGGCCTTGGTCGCCGAGTCAATTACGATGGTGCGGACGTCCTCCCAGCCGCCGGAGTGCAGGGCGTCGCGGATGTCTTGCCAGGAAGCGATCCCGGCCACGCGGCGAACGTCCAGCTTCCCCAGCGACGGCAGCAAGATCGGCAGGCTGTCGTCCAGGTCGATGACACCCACCGGCCCCGGCGCGGTGGCCGCCAGCGTCGTCTTGCCAATCCCGCCGGGGCCGAAAAGGCCCACGCGGTGGCCTTGTGGCTCGATCTTGCCGAACGAGACCCGCCGGACAGGCGGGGAGAAGGCCGAACGAGTGGGACTCGTCATGATCGCACCTCCTGTCCCAGCGGCCGAACGACAAAGGCCGCCGAGCCGAACTCCTTGGCAACGAAGGCCGTGAAGATGCCCGCCACGGCCTGCCCCACCTTGGTGCTGGCGTCGACGATGACGGCACGAAGTGCCTTGTCGACGGAGTACGCGCCGTCCATCCTGACCCGCGCCTGTCCGTACAGGCCTTCCGTCGCCAGGATGGACAGCAGCAACGTCTCATCGGCCTCATGAAGGTCGACGCCCTCGTCGAACCTGTAGCGATATGCGTCCTCGTTCATTCGTGGCCCTTTCGATGGTTGCCTATTGGGTCAGTTATGCTGTCCGCGCGCGAGGCTGTCCGGGCGGGGTCAGATTCCGACAAGGCCCGACTGCCAAAAGTGCCCCGGAGCTCGTCGATGGCCTTGCGGACCTGCCGCCGGGACATCCGCAGGTCGCGGGCGATGGAGGCCTCGCAGCCGTCGTTCATGAGCAGTTGGGCGACCTGGCGAAGGCGGGGCGATAGGCGCTCCAGGGCGTCGGCCAGGTCGATCCGTGCGTCCTGCTGGCGCTGGTCAGGGACGCCCTGCCCGCCGTGGTGCCGGTGGAGGTCGTCCTCCACGAGCCGGTCCAGCAGGGAGAGCTCCTCCCCCTCGTTCAGCAGGGCGCTGCCCTCCAGCGACTGGACCTGGAGTCCCGCGCCCCGCTTGAACCGCCCGCGGCTGCGACACATGATCGCGGCGGCGGTGTCGACCACGACCGTGATGAAGGCGACGACGTGCCCGCGCTTCGGGTCGAACAGGTGGGCCTTCTGGACGACGTGGAGCGCGAGTTCCTGCTGGACCTCCTCAAGCTCCACCCCGTGGAACTCCGGCCGGCGAAGGAGCTGGCGGGCCTTGAACTTGATGAGGTTGCTGATGCAATCCGACGTGAGTGCCGCGCGAACCGTCTCGATGGACATGGCTGCCTCCGAGAGCCGGAGGCAACTGCCCTGGTGAGATCAGCTCAGACGCGGAAGGGACTGTGCGGCGGCGCCCTGCCGCCCGAAAACACAGCCGCGACACTGGCGACTTCCGGGTTCTGGCCTCTCGGCCTCACCCGGCAGCCGCGGTGTCGCGGTTTTCGCGAGCGGGGATGTGGTTGACCGCCTCATCAGAGGCGGCGTAACTCATTCAGAATCAGGCGCTTTGGGGTATTGGAGGGGTTTCCTTCCGCTGTCGCGTCGTTGCGACACGACAGTCCTTCGGACTGATTGACTGTCGGTGATGCGGCAAACCTTCTCGACGCCGCCAAACTTCTTTACGGCGCGCTCCACGGCCCAACGATTCGTTTCATGGCCCTCGGCGACCAGAGCATCGGCAGCCTTGCGGTACGAACCGTGCTCTGTGTAGGCACGGACGAGGGCCTCCTCGGTCAGGGCGGTCATCTGGGCTTGGCGGACGATCTGCTTGAGCTTCTTCGAAGGAGTCTCGTGGAGGGTTTCAGCGGCCGACAGGCGCGCGGCCATGTCCGCCTCGTTGACGACCGCTGCCATGTCGGTAAGGTCGAGTTCGATCTTTTCGCCATCCAGTGTCGCTATCCGCGACAGCGAGATCACCGCCGGCGCCCTGTTCGACCATAGGCCTCGCGGGGGGAGCATGTCCGGCACCAGCACAATTGGCCTGCCGACTGGCGGAATCTTCGCGGCAACTGCAGGTCCATCGGGCCAGCCTAGGCCACGCGCGAGGAATACCTCGCGCTGCGATTCCCGCCAAGGCATCTTACAGAGCTTCCACAGCCGTGCCGGCACGATCTCGTGGCTGCGGCCCTTCGGCATCATCGTGCTGGCCAAGGCCTTGACCAGGACGGTGAGGTCGACGGTCCATTGCCGCAGGTGGTCGGCTGGCACCTCGACGCGCAGTGCTTCAGGACACCGGACATAGAAACGCACCCCGCCGGGGCTCGCGCACGGGATAACCGGCTCGACGTGGCCGCCCTCGCAGCCGGGACAGACCACATGCGTAGCATTCTCCGCAAGCCGCAGTAGGCCTAACGCACACAGCCGCTCGCCATAGCCTTCCGGCCAGCGGCGCAGATCGGCCGCCGTGAACAGCGGTCGCTCGGACTCCAGGCTCGTCCAGAACAGCTCCATAGGGTCACGCATCGACGATCCTCCAAAGCTTCAGACATCGCTCTCCGATGGCCCGCATGTCGTCCGTCTTGCTCTTGAGGTCGCAGGAGTTGCGCCCAACGTTGAACATCAGCGTCTTAGGCCTACCGGACCCCTCGTGCATGAAGATCAGGCAGAACCGGGCGTGGATCACCTTCATCTTCGAGATGGGCAACTGCCCGGCGTTGAGGTACCGCTCGATCATCTGATAGATGTCGCCCCGGTGACCTTCGGGGTCAGCATCCAGAGTCATGCGGCGCCGAGGCGCCCCGACGATCTCCAGGCGGAGGCTGCGGACCTGAACCTCGGCGATGCGGTCGCCGGGCTCGGTCGGGAGCGGGACACTGCGGTTCGTCAGGTGGTCCAGCTGGTAGACGGCCTCTGCAGGGTCGGCGGGCTCGATGTCGGCACCAAGGACTGACTTGCAGAACAGCACCTGGAGCGGGTCGATGACCTTCTTGCCTCCCTGGGCGTATAGCTCGAGCGCCCCGTCGGTGGGTGTATAGGCGAACACGTTGGTGAAGGCGTAGCGGTCGGACCGCTTCTGCATCTGTCCAGCGTCGTCAAAGATGATATGGCTGTCGGGGTAGTCATCAAGGTAGGCAAAAAAGTACTCGGTCCCGTTTGCCCGCTGGTAATGCTCGACCGAGCAGTGCTGCCCGCGCATCTGAGTCGGCCAATAGTACTCCGTCAGGGCGTCGGCCAGCGAGGTCCGAAGCTTCTCGTCGGCGGTGAGCGCCTTCTTGGGCAAGCTGTTACGCTTCACCCAGTAGCGGCCGGCCGCCAAGGCATCGGCCCGGGCGAACATCGCTGCCTCGTCGAACGCCTCCGGCAGGTTCAGGTACACCCACATCGCCTTGTCGTGTCGGCCCTCGAGGGCGGCCAGTTCGCTGACACGTTCCGGCGCCCAGCGATGAACCTCATCGACCAGGACGTTCAGGCCGCGCTCGTCGGCCAGCTCGTTGACATCCTGGAGGATCACCTGCACTTCCAGGCGATCCCGCTCCGGCATCTCCTGCCAGCCCTCGAACACTGGCTCGATGTGGGTCTCGTCCATCTCGTCCCACGGCACGTCCTGCAGGACATCCCGCTGAGCAAACAGCTCGCGCAACAGACCGTTGGACACATCCCTCAACACCTTCCGTGGATCAAACTGCCTGGCCAT